TATCGGGCGGCCACTCCGCCGCCACCTATTCCACAACACCCAGCCCACCTTTGGCAATCCAAAGAGGACTCAGATCCAGACGAGGAGACACCCGCGGTCCATGAAATCGTGACAGAGACCGATGATTTGTATGGAATATTTTGAGTTGTAAAATTCAATACGCAATGAAATATATCATCAAAAAGACACAATGCCCATTGAAGTGAACCATTGCGTGAATACTCTCTTCAAGTCGTTGTATTCTGCGAAACTCACCAATACCATCTTTTTGAACCCCATTTGCATGACTGGCTGCATCATTGCCCTCATGTTCCTTATCTTGTACTTGACAGGTGCTCCTTTTCGAAAACTGCACGTGTTCCGTATCACTCTGTACTTGTTCATGGTGATTTATGGGCTTCTTGTTGTGCACTTTAGTTTGTGCAAGCATGACGTGGAGAAGTCCATGCAAAGCGCTGAGCGCAAGAGCATCATTGACACCATTGGGAAAAGAGTTGCACAAGACAACACAATTCAACCCCGGTTATCCCCGGATACGGAGCAAGATACTTCAAAAGTGGTAGGCGGGTACGCTCAGAGTCTGAATACCGACGCCATCAAGGAGGACATCGGGTCGGTTGAGTCCATTTATGTGTACACTGGCAGCCGTGACAGTAGCGCTGTTGGTGGGGATGGCAGCCAGGGCAGTGGCAGCCAGGATGGTGCTGTTGGTGGCGAACATGGAGAAAGGGAACGCCAGTCCAATATTGATGATGAAGACCTGTTTGAGCGGTACAATGTCTAAGGGTTACTCTCGGTCATACCAGTTCAGCAGAATGTCCAGCATACATACCAGAATGAAGTAGAAGTTCAGAATTTCGTCCTTTCGACGGATTCGCATTTGGCTCATGTGCAACAATACAAAAAAGAACATCGCTATCAGAATAATTTTGCAAATCGTGGATGCCATTTTATATATATATGGAAAGATAGAAGCCAGCGTCAACTTTTTTTTTGCATCATTCTTCTATAAGAGGTAATGCCGGCCCTCCCGTTGACTTTGCTTGGCGTACCAGGCGATGGCCATGAGAAACGCATCGGCGGCATCGTCCATGTGCTTGGCGGGAATGCCACGGATGCACTGCGGGTCGTACATGGCGGCCCAGGATTTCAAAAGGGATCGGGAGTGTGCTTTGTTGGCGCAGTAGTTGCTGCGGTGCGTAGCAAGGAAGTCGCGGATCGACTGGCTGCCAAACCGTACACTCTGCTTGAGCGAGGGGCCCACCAAGTGCACTTGCACCGGCAAGGCCGTGTAGTGGTACAGGATTTGTGCCGACTGCAGCCGGGATTTGTCGTTGGCGGACATTTGGTACTCTACCAGCACATGCGGACGCAAGTGCTCCACCAGGCTATCCATGCGGGACAGGGCCGCGCGCAAGGCCTGCCCGCGCTCCACCAGCGAAGTGTCCTTGACTTTCTTTGCCCCCAAAAGATTGATCACCTCGAGATGGAGAACACGCGCCCCTGCCAACATGCGCATGCACTGCTGCAATTTTTCTTTTGAATTTCTTTGGGGGTCAAGAAGTATACTGGCGATGGCCAGTTGGACCGGCTGGGTCCAACTCACCACCTCCAACAGGCAGACGGCAAGGGATTTGTGAGCGACGTCAAAGGAAAGAAGATATTCCGTGCGAGACATGAACTATACAGGTGTCTAAGTTTGAGTTTAGTCGAATGTCGGTAGAACAATATAATTATTTTGTCTATGGGGAGAAAGGGATGAGTGGAGCAATGCTTTTATAAGAAGCAAAACACTAAATATAGTCATGGACAGTTCTGCTTTCAACCCGAAAGACGTTATTGGGCTCACCAATTTGATCCTGGAAGACGAGGATGTGGACGTGCGTAACATCGAGAACGAAATTCTGAATGGGAACTCCGCCCAGGAACACGATGTGAACATGGTCGAGCAGTTCAAGGAGGAGCTTGATGAGCTCTCCAAGGCGTTCGACCTCGACCTGCAAAACGATGGGTCCGGTGGCGACCTTGCGCATGTCAGTGGGGCAGCGGAGTATTCAACGGACGAGGGCAGCCCGAGATTCCACCAGCCGAGTTACAACTGGCAAGAGCCGGACACAAACTCCAAGCACAGCACCCCACCACCACCACGAACGTATTCACCGGCACCCAAAGCCGTCCGCCCTCCATCCCCAGTCCGCTACCATACCAAAGAGGAGCAGCGGCAGAACTTTGTCGACACAATCATTGGGGAGTACGATGACGACGACACCAAGTTTGACCTGGGCAACGAATATGAGAACGACGATAAAAACCAGATTCTGGAAAATATAGAGACGTTGCGCTCGATCCTCATCATGGACTCCGTGGACTTGTCCAATATTCCCCTGGTCAATGCCAACAGCTCCATGGCAGACATCCGCCAGGTGCACAAGATCCTCGTGCTGAAGAACCAGCGCAATCGCTACTGCACCATTGCGGACGATGTGATCCTGATGATGGTGTATGGCCTGGAGTCGGTGTTTGATGGGAAAAAGGAGTATTTCGGGCGCAAACCCAACCTGAGCGGATGGAACACCACGGTTAAGATGAAATTGCGCAGGATGCGCTACGAAACGTCAACACTGGTCCGGGAAGTCATGCAGAGCTACCACATCAGCCCTTGGATGCGTATCGGCATCGAATTCATTCCCAGCATGATTGCCTACAGCGCCGAGCGCCAGCAGAGCCAGAGGGATAATCTGGCCACCGAGCAGGATTTCCGCGACAAACTTAGCAGCCTGGACACTATATGAGCTACCAAACTTTATTTCAACACTAAATAATCAGCCTTGGCTCCTTTGGCAAATTCCGGACTAAAACAGTCACAGGGGAAAGTGCGGTGGGCGCAGGATAGGTTCTTTTTTTTAATTATTTTTCGCGAAATATGTTTTGTGCCGAAGATATATAGCCAACATGTCGACCGCGGGTATGTTCCAGATTCTTACCAACGATGGTAAGCAAGACAAGCTACTGATGGCCAGTGACTTCCTCCGGGAGCGCCTGTATGCCATTCGCCAGGCCCGTATCCGTATGGGATACAAGGATATCAATCCCACCCTCATGGACATTGAGAAGACGCATTTGCTCTTCCTCAACGCCCACTTCAAGCCCTTCTGCGCCATGGGCTTTGAGTACACCCGTACCAATGTCAACTCTGGTAACCCCAGCTTCTCCAACGAAATTATCTTCTCCATCCCCCAGTATGGAGACTTCTTCCATGATATGTTCTTCTATGTCAAGCTCAATCAGCCGGTCATGAAGGTAAACGATGGAGTGGCCGATTCGGATGCACCCCTCATGCGCTGGACCAGCTACCCCGGTGAGCGCTTCTTCTCCTCGGTCAAGTTTGAGGTGAACGGAAACCCCCTGGACGAGTACACCAGCCAGTCCTTTGTCTTCTATCGCCAGATGCGTATCATGCCGCACAAGGAGCAGGGATATGCCCGCTGCATGGGTCAGGAGGAGCCCGAGGTCGGCTACCTCCAGCAGCCCGTCTGGAACAACAATGGTGTGGCCAACTCGGACGTTAGCCACCGCTTCCAGTCCGTCTCGTTCTCCGGACTCCAGACCCCCACCGGTCAAAAATCCAACCCTGTGGAGCTGCTGATCCCTCTCTTGTTCTGGTTCAACTTGGATGCCCGTCTGTCGGTGCCCTCGGTGACGATTCCCTTCGGCCAGCGCTGGATCAAGTCCAAGATCTGCGCCGGAAACGAGTTGGTGGATTTGGTGCCTCGTGGCTCTGGCACCTGGGATAACCCCCTGGGCTCCCTGGACTACTCCAACATGATTGTCAACATCTATCTTTACATCAACAACATCTTCGTGAACAAGGAAATCCACGATATCTTCATTGAGCGCATCGGCTTCTCCCTGATCCGCGTCCACCGTTACCAGAGCTTCACCCTCAACCTGGAGTCTAGCAGTCTCCTTCTTTCGCAGCTCAAGTGGCCTACCGAGACCATCCTCGTCGGCTTCCGCCCCAGCGACTACTCCAATGCCTCATCTGATGGACTGCGCCGTCAGCACTTGAACAAGTGGAATATCTTCCACAAGGTCTCCACAATCGAGCGCAAGGAACTCGGATGGCACTCCGATCGCCTGGAAATGATTGCGAATCCCTTTGGCAGCAACGCCTTCCCCGCTGGTGTCTTTAACAACACCGCCTCGGCCACTACCCCGCTACAATTCAACGTCCAGGTGGTCTCTGGAACCAACACCGTCGCCGCTGGTACTCTCAAGGAAATCGCTAAAGGAGATGTCATTGAGTTCGAGTTTGCCGATGGGTACACGGCTCGCCTCCATGCTGCGAACGTGATCCGCGGAGATGGCACTACGGCCGCCGTCATCATTTTCAAGCAGTTGGTTGGCGAAGTCACCGGAACCGGTAAGCTTTCCTCTAGCGTTGCCAAGGTCATTGGTGCCACCGACTTCGCCAATGCCACCTATGGAACGGAAACCGCCTCCGACACCTGGCGCGTCTGGCGTCCCATGCCGGCTCAGCAGGTTCACGTCGTGGACCAGGCCTCGCCCCTCATCTCCAACATCAAGTTGGAGAGTCACGGAATTGTTCTGATTGACAACTTCCCCGAGAAGATCCTCAACGCCTATGTCCCTTTCCACTATGGTGGAGCCAACTTGCGCTCCCCCGACGACATTGGCATCTACATGATCAACTTCTGCTTGTATCCCGGCTCGTACCAGCCCTCAGGTCACATCAACACGTCGCGCGCTCGTGAGTTCTACCTGCAATACTCCGGCGCCCCTTTCAGCCCCTCCTACACCGGAGAAGTCCTGATCGAGGCCTCCTGCCTGAACTTCTTGTTGATTTCCGATGGTTCCGCCGTTCTTCGATACACCACATAAGACTTCGAAAATGGTTAAAAAAAAAAGAAATCAGCGCAACTTAGAACCTGATGAGAGCATTGAGAGCATTTTTTTTTGGAATGTCTCACACCCAAGTCGTTATTCTGATGAAGCGGGGTCGTTCTCCGACTCGCTGCTGACAAAATCCAGTACGATGGCGTTGCCCCAATCCAGTAGGGTGGTGTCCAGTGGGACTGTGTCTTCCAAAGGGGGTGTTATGGAGGGCGAAGTGCCTGCGGAACTGACGGCCACAGCCGCAAGGGCTTTTTTCCGGGCCATGTCCAGTGCCACTTGCATATCGCGATACCCCACCATTGTGGTCATGGGCACACCCAATTCAGAGCGAAAGAAGATGCGCAACTCACGGGACGATTGCAATTTCAGATAGTGCATGAAGTACCGCACCCAGAAGCCAAAGGAGAAATCCACGGTCAACGGGATGCAGCGTTTCTGGAGTTGCCTCTCAACGCACCGAATCATGTGCGCCCCAATGTTGTAGCCGTCAACGAAGCTCTCGAGCCAGCGGATGCCGACGTACTGGTCGGGGGTGGTGTCTACTATGATGAAGCCCAGCGGGATTGCACCGTAGGTGTCCAAGTACGTTAGTCCCTTTCGCGACATGATGTCCTCCCATTTCTTCTCGTCTGGCTTGATCAAATGTTCGGACCGCTTCAGCCCGACCATCACATACATGTTGCCAATCGAGCGAAGCAGTGGAAGGGAGAACTTGTGCTCCAGTAGGTGTTGGTAGAGAAAGGGGAGTGCGTTGTAGCAGCTGTGCATGGTGGCTGGCGATTGCTCGTACTGCACGGGATTGATCATCACGGAATCTAGCAAGATCCACTCCTTGACGGGGTCAGTAATCATCCTATATAGTAGTGCAAAAGTTTCACAAGCAGATTATGGCGGGCTGGTGGAAGCAGCGGCAGGGGCAACTGGGGCCGCCGTGGTGGCAATGGCAGAGGGAGCGGCAGACACACGCATACCAAACAACTGCAGGATCGAAAGGAAAACGACAAAGACCACAAACACAAGCAAGGTGTCATTGCGTCGCTGGAGCATTTGGATGGATTTTTTCATTTTTTCGGCCTCCTTATTTTGCTTGGCCAGGGCGTCGGCGACGTTGCGGTCGTACGGGGCTCCTTTCTGGGGTTGCGCCATGCAGTGAGGGCAGCGGCAGCGCGATGAATGCTCGTCGTAGTGCTTGGTCTGGACGCTGCCGTGGAAGTAATCCTCGATATCCCGTAGGGTGTTCTGCCGGTTGTAGTCGAACTCGGCGTGCTTTCCCCCTTCAGCCATCTTGAAGTTCTTGCCATAGCGGCTCTTCTCGAGATAATTGACTTCGGCGGGTTCGACCATGGTCATGCGCGGCCGCTCCATATAGAAATCCGAGGCGGGCTCATACTCAATCAAGTTGGGGTGGTCATATTCAAAACTCATGTTCAAATTATATATCTCCAGGAATATTTTTTTTCGTCTACAACTATTTATCTTTTGAACCATGCGGCAAGCGCTGGAAACGCCCTAAAGATAACAAATTTAGGATGTATACCAAACAAAGATGGTGATGCCAACGAACAAGGTCGTACCCAAGATTCTATTCCTACAGGAGGTCTTTCTCAAAGACTGCCAGGCCTACATCAACTACCCGCCCGGCGAAAAGCCCGCCCATGTCTCCACCGAGTACAAGGAGTATGACGAGTTGAAGAAGGTGTTCAAGGATACCTACTCCTGGCCACAATCCAACAACTTGTTGTGCTGGCACTGTAGTCTCCCGTTTGACAGCGTCCCCATCTTTGTTCCAAAAATTATCGAGCCCCGAAATGGCGCAGCCATTATGAACTGTGAAGGTAATTTTTGTAGTTTCCATTGCGCTGCCGCGTACATCAACCAGGCCTACCCTAACGTCAACGATAATATTGAGGCCAAGAACAAGTTGAAGTACTTGTTCAGCGTGATGAACGGGGGGCGAATTGTGCGCGAGATCCCGCCCATGCCCCCAAAATACCTGATGCGCACCTACGGCGGGCACATGACCATATGCCAGTACACCGAGCTGTGCCGCACTCTGAAATGCACCTTTTAGACACTTTTAACTTTGATAAATAGACCTTTTAATCCCACGGTGGGAGCCATTCCCCGAAGAAGTAAATTACCCCTATTTACTCTTTTTTTTTGCTCCCTCACCTGAGAACCGGTGCTTGCGCAGCAACGAGTCCCACAGGGTGATGTCGGATTTGTCTTTCTGAGATAGCCAATTGCAGTGCAGTCGGCACTGGCTGGAGTCAAACTCGATCTGCGTGTCGTAGCCGGCATTGATCATGATTTGAACAACAGTGGCCCAGACGCGGCGCTGGCTGTCCGCATTGGTCATATCTGGAATATTAAAGGTATACGGAAGTGCCATAATCACCTCACGCTTCCCCTTTTGATGCTGTTTATGGATCTCCTCGTTGCAATTCTTCACTATGTCCATGACAATCTCCTGGATCTCGCGGTCCTGTTGTGTGTTGCGGCGGAGAGTTTCCGCCTTGACAAGTACATCGTCGGGCAGGCGCAGAGACATATATAAGTATACTTTCTTAGGCTGAATTTAGTATTGGTGGGTTGATCAAAAAAAAAATTATAGAAAAGCATCATTCATCAAAGATGTACTATACAATCGAGACTCTCACGGTGGAGGGCGACCTGGTTGGGCTAGAACTGTTCAGAAGAACAAAGGGAGCAAATGGTTTTGAATGGCAAGAAATTCTCTTGATCAACAAACTAGCCATCAAGCATGAGCACCGCGACATAGTGGAGTGGATTAAACGCAAGGGCATCAATATGAGTGGCATCGCCTATTCCTATATCGATGAGGTACGCAAGTTATGGGCAATTGAGTACGACCTTCCTGAGTTTTTGCTATGGTTTTCGAAGCAATGATCGACATCATATACCTCTTTTTTTTGCAATTCACAAAATACACCACTAAGTCAACTGGGTTATCACGGCAAAACACAACATGAATCTCAAGGGCCACGCAGCATCAGGCATTGCGGGCATAGGACCCGGGTTTGCTCATGGGTTTCACCGTGGCGATCAGCATACTGGAGACGGACCCAGCGGCCAGTATGCGAGCAAGTCAAATAGCGGATATGTTGCAGAGTGTAAGGCGAGAGCTGGGAACGAATGAGCCCCAGTCGCTCTTGGTAAATGCTTGCCAGCTGCGGCAACATTCAATCTTTGATACCCTTTGGAGTCCTGTTTAATATTTCTAAAAAAAAAGAAGAAGAAGTGCGGCATGAGTCAGGGATATACAATATTCACGGTTCCGGCTGCGCGGTCGATATGCAGGAAGTTGATGGCAGTCGCACGCACGATGAGCTCCACGCGGTTGGCCGACGAAATCCAGTTGGAGGTGTACCGGAGGTAGGTCTCTTTCGAACTAGAGAGGTTCATGTGACCTGATGGCTGCAGATGGTAGGGGTTAAGTGCAAAATTGAACATGTACGAGCCGCGGTCGATGGGTGCATTGATGCTCTTTGACTGGATCGGGCTGTAGTAATTGAACCGGGCCTCCTGCGTGGAGTCCACCAGCGGGTTGCCATAGGCGACCAGCTCCAGTGTATTGATGGATGGGTACTCCTCGTAGAATGTGGCAATTTGCGAGGACAGGACCTGGGTGAATAGCTCAAAGGAATCACCGGGTTGCGGTTGGAGGCGGAACCATTCGCCCCGGATGGTTACGGTCTGTGTAGCGGCATCGTACTTGACGACGGTGTAGCGGTTGTTCAGAACGTTGTCTGGATCGTAGGTCATGCCCGAGATCAGCACCAGTTCATAGTTCAGGTAGTAGTCGTCGGTGGACGAGAGGCCTGCACCCTGCAGTGCCACTGTGGCACCCGAAACAATACTGTCATTAAAGTAGGTTGCGCGCGTGGCGCTGAGGACTGTGCCCGTGACCATCACCGTGGGGTCTTTGGCAAGCACGGGGAGACGGTAATGCCGCGGGATGAGCCGCGAGTTCTTGTACCAGTGCTGATAGAGATTCGAGTTGGATTTGGGGCGAAAGGCCACGTGCAGTTGCTCGATTGGGCCCTTGAGGTAGTTGTCCAACTTGATGGAGGCGTCCTTGTAGATGAGAATATCGTTGAGGGCCCGGTGGCGGCGAAAGAGCAGGACAGAGATGTGGCGCGAAAACAAGTAGAAGACATCATCGTTGATGAAGATGTTGTTAGTGTAGAGTTCGCACACCTCAATCTTGGGGTCGTAGTAGGCTCCTCCTCCGCCATAGTCCGCGAACACAATCATCTCTTTTAGCGCGGCAAACTCCACTTGCACCTCTGTCAGGCCCCAGTTGATCATGTATGCGGGCAGCGCCTGCTTGTAGTCGCGAAACCAGAAGAGCAGCGGGATCCACAGGTCCAGCGCATCCTGTTCATGCTTTGGGGTTTGGGCCCCGTTGAAGAACCGGCGTTCTTCTTGGTGCATGTCGAACAGCGGGTCGGCTACCAATTTACAAGCGAAAGGTACTTCCTGGCCGACGCATCGGTCCCATCCGACGCGGTCTTCTGCTCCCAGCTGGTACTGGTAGTAGTTGTTGTAGTCTTCGGTGTCGTACTCATCAATGTCGACCTGGTTCACTTGAAACTTTACCTTCTTTAGCAGCTTATGGCCCGGAAAGGCCGTGTACGACACCCGGTCGCGGCTGTCCTTGGCGCGGAACTTGCTCAAACGCACATGCAGCACCATGTCTGAAATGAACTGGCCGAACTTGTCCAGGCCGATTGTTACCCGTTTCCCAAAGTCAGCGGTGCAGGACTTTTTGTTGTACTGGGTACCAATGGCGACAAAGGGCCGGTAGGAGTAGTCGCAAAAAAGAATGTGGGTTTTGTGGATGTCGGTCAGCGTTGGCAACTTGTTCACATCAATATTTTGCAGGTTGATGGGGCCCGACTCGTTTACCACAGCCCCATTCTGACACAGAATCCTGCGGATGTTTGCCCGGATCAGCTCGGTGGCCGTCAAGAATTTGTCCTCGATTCCCTCATTGATCAGCAACTGAAAGACGCCGCTCGCTGCCATAACCCTCTATGTCAACTGGAGACGGCTTTAGGGGGAGGTATTGGGGGTGCGCAACGGATCCAGAAGCTGGACCAGGTGGTCATTCAGTTCGTTGTTGGCAAGCGAGCGGATGGTGTTCCAGGGCTCACCTGTATGTATCCCAAGGTCGAACGCATTGAAGGCATGCGGGCTGGTCGTGTACAGCCAGGCTGCGGTGGCCGGGGCGGCCTCACACCCATCCTTCAAGTACCGATTGTGTACCTTTTTGCATGTCTTACACTGATAAAGGAAGAAGGAGCATGTGCTGATGTGTGCCTGCAGCAAATGGCGGGGAATGGGCAGCTTCTCTTGTCCCGATGGGCAGTACACCATGCTTTGCGGGCAGGTGTGCAGGCAGTGGTCGTACAGCGAGTAGGCGTTGTCGAATTTGGCGTTACATAGAGTGCACTCCTGCGTCATGGTCAGGGCAGTCCAAAGCCCATAAGCATTCAAGAAGGGCGGGTTGAATTTGGACTTGTAGATGGGCTGCTTGCAGATGAGGCAGTTGATGCGCTCGGCGCCATTGTCGTAGTAGTTCTGCGCGCACAGCAGGCACATGAACACGCCCTTTTTGCATTGGCACTTATCGTGGTTGGTGATGACCGGACAATTCGCCGGCTCCGTCAGGCACAGGATGCATTTGCAGTTCACTGTGAGCTCCATCGTTATGTATTGGAGGTTTGTACTTAGTTATGCAAAATTCAGCAAAAAAAAAATAGAATGGCGTATATTGCAATGCCAGTGTTGTGGTTAGAAGGTCACATCGACCAACTCGCCTTCGGAGCCGCTGTTGGAGGCGATCTCGGCTTCTGCAAGGCTGATGGTTCCGATGTCCAGCCCCACATCGCGCTCGTCCTCGTCCACGAACCCAGTCAACTTGGCCAAGTCAGTATGGGAGATGTCCTGAGACTTGTTCCCGTTGTTGTACAGGTTGGCGCGGACCATCATCTTGGTCACGAACAAGTGAGCGCTGACACCCTGTGGATGAATCGAAAGCGACTCTAAACGCAGCATCATGATGGCCAGCGACCCGGGCGTTACAAAGGAGCCGATGTTGGTGTTGGTGATGGGCGTACGCACCCCGTCTTCAGACACGTAGGCCTCGGGGAAGCCGTTCTCGCTGGGCTTCTTCGAAAGGTCAAAGATCACGGGCGTGAACTGGTGCTTGGTTTCGATGCCTTTGTAGCCCACCGCTCCGGACTCTTTGTCTACCTGCAGCGTTAAGCGGTAGTGCGGGTTATCCTTGAAATCCTGCTTGCGGTCTTCGTCCTCAAACCCTTCAAACTTGACCGAATTGACACGGCTTGCCGGCGTATCTCGCACTTTGGCGTTCTTGCTTTCGGCCTGCAATTTGGTGTACGCCGCGCGAATGGAGCTGTCGATCGCATCGAGCACCTCAATGAACTCGAGATTGTTGCGGTAGACGGCAGCGGACAACTTGGCCAGTTCCTCGGTGTTGTACTCCTTGGTGCTGTTCGGGCGGATGAAGTTCTCGACCACATTGATGCGTTCCTCCGGCACATTGTACATTTGGATGCGGATTTTGGCATTGCCATAGGCGCCGATGGACTCTTCGGACTGGTTGCGTGCACCACCTGGCAAGTAGATCTCGGGCGTCTTCAAGTTCAGGCGCACTTCCGAGCCGTCCGCCTTCTTGAACTTCAACTGAACCCACACGGTGGTATTCTTCTTCTTGGTTTTGGGGGCGTTCTTTTCTTTGGCGGCTTCGACCTTGAACGAGATGAGGCCGTCTTTGCCATACTTGGCGATGGAGGCGCGGATATCGGCAAAAGTGAGAAACTTGCTCATTATGCTATGATGTTATTGGTGCGTTGGCTTTAGAAAGAATGATGCCGAAATGACTTATAAATGGGAGAAACGAGATTCAATTTTTTTTCCTTCGTCACCACCCCCGACGCGCGCGACCTTACAGTAGTGCTCTGCAAAAAAAAATATAACGCATCCTTGTCAGGTGCTCTTGTACTTCATCTGGTCGTACTGCGTCGTGCTGATGACCCGCATGCGGCAGCACTCGCGAAACAGTCCGCCTGCGTCCAGAATGTAGCCGATGTCCTTGAGTTTTCCCGGGCGGGAAGCATATTCCTCGGCAACGGCGCCATCTTTCAACTGGTCGCGATTGTGCTTGATCTTGCACAGCTCCAGGAACATATGGATGTCACCGATTGGATAGCTGCACGACGGGCACAGCACATACATCACCATCGCAACGTATACTTTTGCTATCAATATTTCCTTTTGCACGCTTTAGAATCAATTTTTCTCGCTCTCTTGCTCGCTCTCTTTTCTCGCTCTCTTGCTCGCTCTCTTTTCTCTCTTGGGCTATGGCATTAGTCGTCGTGCATCCACTGGGCAATCGCATGGCCCTGGCCACCTCCCATCACATTGTTGGCGACATAGCTCATTTTGTGGGCCACATGGTTCAGCGAGAACAGCCGCCAGATGTTGGGTGCGAGAATGCTGTCAGTCTGAGGATAACCAGTGAGATCTTCATGCATGCTGGCGGTAGGAACAAAGCGTAGAACATCGGATTTCAACAGGGTTCCGTAAAAGGTGCAGATATACTCGGCTTCAGTGATGTTTGTTATATGGAAATTGTTAAGTTTCGGTTGGAGCGTCTCCGTCATCAATATAAAGGAGTCGAACACTTCTGAGGACTTATTGTTCTTGAAGTCTGCCAACCATTGCTCCTTGCAAATATTGCAAAACACAATGAACAAGTCGCGTCCATACCGAAACCCTTCATCTTTGCCGTTATATACATCGTTGAGAATGGTTTTGATCTGCATTGGGGCGGTGACCTTGTTCAGCAGTTGTTGTTGATAGACGGGTTCGATGTCGCGCCCGGGCAATTCGGCCTTGGTAATGACATTGTTTTTTCGGTGCATGTACTTATCAAAGGTTATCTGGGTCAGCTCGGCAGGCTGGTCACCCTCTGGGTAGTCGAAACACTTATAGAGCTTGATCCAACAATCCGGCGTCATGATTTTGTCCAGCATAAAGGAATCGCTGATTTCCTCGTTGCCGAGGTGGTTGGCGATTTTCTTGATGTCGACGTTCTCACTTTGCAGGATCTGCAGCTGCAGATAGACCTTCTTGCAGTAAATGTTGCATTCATTGGGCTTGGGGATGCTGTTCACATAGATGCTTTTGACTTTATTCAGTGTCTCCTGGCGATAGTCAACTGTCACGGTCACTGGTAAGGGTTCAACATAGGATGGAGTAGCAGAACGAATCAAGTTCATGTTATCGCCTTGATCTGACCCATCGCTACCCTCACCGCCGCGGAAACGTCGGTAGCGATACCCTCCTGTAACATCATCCTGTTCCTCTTGATTGTTGTTTGACTTGCCCGTGGATTGGTTGTTTTTATTTATTGCGGCTTCAATTTTGGTTTTGACGGTAATGTCATACACGAAGATGCGCTGCTCCGTCTTCATGGGGTTGGGGTGCCAATGGAGAAACAGATGCGAGCCTGGCGACACACACACCTCATTGCTCTCATCCAGAAGAATGTTCTTTCCTTTGCCCGACACTTCATATTTATGTCCGTTACGGTTGGTGAGATTCTTGTACTTGAAGTCCTCGAGAGTGCCAATTTGGTCGTCAATGATCAGCGCCCCCAGCATCGCAACGGTGTCCTCTGGCTTGCTGGAGGTGGCGCACTTGATGAATTTCTTGATGTAGTCGTTGTCGGGAAAGAGAAAAGTGAGAAACTTGCCACCACGCTGTGGCTTGAGCATAGACCCCAGGCACAATTTGCGAAAGATCATTTCGTACAACTCCGGCGAACGTTGTTCGATGTAAGTTCCAATGTTACAGTATTTCTTGACGTTGTTCCTTGACATTAGCGTATATATTATACTTAAAAATTAGTATTCGAAAAAACAATTATTATAAAAAAAATATTCAGGTGGCTCTGATAAGCACTGCTCCACCGGGTCAATATTTTTTTAATTTTATTTAAAGATGTCAACATCTGTATACTCCTTGCGATGGCGGAGTTGTCCTTGAACGCATGTCCCACAAATATTTCCGACGTTGTTAGGAAGTATGTTGTTCAACCAAAGGATAATATCACAGGAGGTCTTGCCAGTGTGTATGACTCCAAAACGCTCAGTCGTCTTGATGACCTGGGCAAGTACGCGGATCGCTCTTCCGTAGGTAAGCAGGAGCTCATCTACGATATGTTCCTTCTGTTGAAGAAGGTGTTCAACTTGAAGCAAGATCCCAAAAAAATGTCTAAAGAGGAAATGATCAAGTTGTTGAAAGAGAAGATCCCGTCGCCTACCGCGTGGTCCATCAACAAGAAGGACGGCATCCAGGAAAAGGTGTGCGAATCGCTCGTAAAGGGCATTAACGAGATCTATCAGCGCACGGTCATTCCCGAGAGCGCCAGTGCCAAGGAAAAGTGCCGCATGGTCTCGGAAGTCCTCTATTCCCTCTTTAGTTGTGTGAATACGGAGTTCGTGGCCATTTCCGCGGACATCCAGCAAACCCTGCGCAACCTCGAGATGGTCAGCGACATCATTGACAAGATCGACGACAGCATGCTGAACGAGGCCATGCGCTATGCCGACAGTGGGTCTGCGCGCCGCTTTGTCTCCATCAACGAGGCCAAGAAAGAGCTCAAGGCACGTCAATCTCAACTGCACACCCTTTTGAGTAATTTGGTCGGCAATGTGATTTCACCCACCCAGAAGATCCTTATTAACCAACTGAAGGATCACAAGGACTTCACCGGCATTGTCAGCGATTTGTCCGATATCTTGGGTACGGACGCGTTCGGCGACAACCTGGCCTATTTGATTTCCGGGGTGGTGTCGGTGGCCGAGTCCACCTATTTGGTCGACAAGGCGCTGCGCGAGTTGGGCATTGGCGCCAGCGAATACAAGCGCGTGAGTACCGGGTCGGACTTGCGGGACTTGCTGACGTCGGCACTCAAGTCGCCCAAGAACGCCAAGAAGCCGCTTGTGGACTTGATGAAAGCCTACATGGCCATCCAGGCGAATAATGTGAACAAGAAGGACATCAGCACTTATTTGGGTGGAATGGAGGGCGAAATCCAGGAGTTTGTTCGCGATGCAGAGGAGGTGTCCGGTGGGGATGAAGAAGAGGGTGGCGTCTATGGCGGTTATTATGGAAGTGCAACCGGCGGAAATACGAACATGGTGCGCGAGGTGCTGGATCGTATTTCGGGACTGGAGAACAACAAGGATCTGGGATCGCCGTTCGCAGGGCGTTCGCAAAGCCAGCGCAACTCTATCAAGCGCCAGTACAAGGAGCACGAGAACTTGCGCGAGCGCTACTTCAAAGAAGTCGAGCACGCCCTGCAAAGCAAGTACAATATCATCGTCGGCGAACTGGGCAAGATCAGCCACCAGTTTGGCACCACGATTCCCATCACCAGCGAGGTGCGCTTCTTTATGGACCAGATCCGCAATTTCCGCAGGTACCAGCCGGACCGCGAGAACCTGCACTTGGCCTTGCTGGGCGCCAAGACGGGGGTATCTGCCCTCGAGGAAAAGAACCGCTACTTGGACACGCTGATGGGGGTTTCTACGGCCTTGGACGGACTGGTCAAAACTGCGTCCGCAGCGCAATTCAAACCACTGCATGACGCGGTGAACGGCCTTATGGAGGACATCATGCTGTTCCAGCAACGGGCAGCGGACTTCATGGGCCCGCAGAACGTAAAGATTTACAAGCCTGTAGCAAGCACGCCGAACAAGTTCATGGGCGGAGCCTACTGGGGAGGAGCAGGTAATCCTCTTGATATGAGTGAAAATGAAATTACTATTGTTACGAACGCATTTATTTTGTTGGAACCATTACTAGTGACCAAAATGGAATTGTTGAAATCCATTGAGGGGCACTTTAGTGTACATGGTATCACTCATCAAAAAGCATATGCTTACTCTTTAAGAGACTTTGCTCATGCAATCACAAATTTATCAAGTCTCTGTGTTTACGACGAGACCTTTCTCAATACAAAGATCAATGAAGCTCCCCCCGGCGGTATCAATTACCTCCGTCCTAAAATGTTTGATTTCTGGGATATTGTCACGCGATTACAAGAATTGTATTTAAAGAGTGCGACTCTACCAGCTGCTGGAACTAGAACTGCGGACGAACAAGCAGTTTTTGATGGTATTGCTCTTAATTATGAAAAACTATTCATGAACGCAGATACTCCTATGAGCGATACTACCTCTGATTCTTTTATGAGTGGTACTCTAGCTGAAGTTGTTAAGAAAAACCCATTCCTGAATAACCTGTTATTCCCAATAAAGACAGATGCTACAACTGTCATTCATAGTTTCACCTTGTCCAAGCATACAACACTTGTCGACGAATATAAATCTGGAGTTGCACCAGCACGTACAGATATCTTGGCAACTAATTTAAACGCAGCCGGACTAAGAAATTCGGCTGATCTGAATGTCACGAGCACAGAAGCATTTTTGCTCCATGATGATGCTAAAGCCGAGGAAGTCAGTAAATATACTTTTGATAGTATAATATTACCTATATTACGCCAAGCCGTAGCAGATTATAAAACGGTTGAATTTCCACTAGAGCATCTCACTTCCATATTAAAAAATCCTTTGGAACAACTACAAAATTTCAATCCTTATAACTTTCTTCTAGGAGCTCCAGATGCTACACTTGCTTCTTTATACGAATCCTGCAAAGGCTTAGTGTTGGTAGACGATTATAAGGCTTGGCAAGAAGCTGAAGTGACAGCGACAGGTACAGCGGGAGGAACGTATACGGAGACGATCTATCGACCGTTGGTTCCTTTAACATTAAAAGCGCGGTCCACAGCATTAGCAACAGCAAATTCAGAGTATAAAACTAATATCGAAACTGGAGGAAATAAACCAAGTGGTGCAGCAGATTTGCCAACTTTTCTTACACGCTTAAATGCGAAATTCTGGGGCCTCACAAGCGGTAGATTAGGCAGAGTCAGTCAAACCTTGGACAATTTGCGGGATGCGCTTAAAAATGCAGTAATCCATATGTTCAACACGTTGATCATGAAAGTATTTAATGACCATATCTCCAAACTATCATACAGTGCCGGAAATACGGAATTTGCAAATAATTTGGTCCGTCATATTCTAACGACTGCAGCAATACCAATGACTCTGCCCCATTATACTGCAACGAGTGGTATATATATAGGGGCTTATAGTGTAGGGTTAGCAGGACTGTATACACATGCCGCTCACAATGAAACAATCGTTAGTAATAATTTGCATTGGGCACGCGATGATCTATCAGCAGTAAATATCATGCAGACGATGACGCCATACCTTTTTACCACAATGACCCTGGTACGACTTGACACAATGTGTCAGGATGGGAGATTAAATGGAAATGTTCTTCCACAACTACTCGGAATGCATACATATAACAGTAACATCAAGAATGAACTAGATCATTTCTTGGACGCGGCCGAAAGGCGAGATTATCTTCTGGACATCAACAATTTGCATAATATCATCTATAATGGATTTACGGCAGCAGCAGCTCCTGCTGGAGCCACAGCCTTCTTTTCCGTCAATATCCCTGCTTACCACACCTTTCTCGACGCAGTACACGCTCTGTTAAGGGCGGGACCAGATGTAGCTTACGGCGTAGACGTGTACATGACCCAAGACCAATGCAAAGCAATCATGGGTGCTATGATTCCTGCGAACTATAACGATTATATAAAAATTGTTAATCAATTGCTCACAGTGATTACTACTCCTTCTACGGCAGCAGCTGCAGCTGTTGGACTGTTCTCATACTACGGTAGATACATTGCAGTTCTTGCTGCTCTAGATGGTCTCATTGATAGAGCATCAATGGTGAGTAAAAAAGAATTTCAAAGAATTGCGGTGACCGGAACTAAGGGTCATGGCAGTTGGGGTGCCATGACCACTGCCGAGAATACATTCCGAGGCACCATCAATACTGCTGCAGAACATGGTATTGCAGATAAATATGATCGGTATTATATCTTTTTCAGGAGATGTATTGCTGGAGTTTACGAAACGGAAATGCTTGCTTTGTTTGATGATATCGAGACGATGTTAGATAAAAGACCCGCGCAAGGAAGTGTTAGCGCAGCAGTGGCCGATCTCAAGGGTATCATTTCAGACCGTGTTTCTATCCCACTGCAATTGAAAGAAGATATTGGAAAACTCAGGGATTTAAATGAACGCCTCAGAACTCACACGGGTATTGGGAATTATGCACCTAATGCAGGCAATGACATCAAGAATGAATTCAAAGAATATGATGCTGTGATTGCCTCGAGAAAGGATCCCATAACTCTATTACAATCTGTCAACCCCCGAGAACTAACAAATCCATTGGTCCAGCGCATCTTTCCAGTAGCGACTCCGTTTGGCAAACCAAAGAAAGGTGGAAATGCAGAATTAGTATTGAAAAACGCTTTTGGAGGTATGAATGTAAATGGATATTTCAAGTCGCTGGAAAGAGCGATTGCAGAAATGGATTACTACTACCGCATCATGAACATCAAAACGGGATTAAGAAATGCAACCAGTAAGTTTGAAGAGAATACAAAGAATTATGTGGATGTGATGGGGGAAGAAGCCGCCTCAATGATCGACCGCATCAACGAGCGTTTTGACGCCCTTGTGTCGTCTTTGCGAACCGAAACGGACGAACTGGATGAGTTGTGGAAGACGTATACGCCGAATCCAATCTTTGGGAAACATACCGGGGCAAATATCAAGGGGTTCATTACCGCAGTTGGTGGCGCTCCCAATCCCATCAAAGATGGCATTACTGAGTATAAGGAAGGTTATTTAATCATGTTGGAATACATCCGTTCTGCAAACAAAGAGATGATCGAGGCCATGCAGGCCATCGACATACATTTATCCAAGTTCACTAAGGAACTGCAAACCAATCCCGATCTATCCAAAGAACTGCTGCAGTTAATCGAGCCGATCATGATCACTCACAAGTTTTTCACAGACAAATCGGGTGATATGCTGGTACAAGTGTTTGAAACGTTTCTGCAGTTCACGGAATATGCCGATTTTAACAACACAATGATCGATTTGACTGCTGCTACTGTAGAAGGGTATCGCGCTGATGCACGTCCTGCAAATGCAAATGTGGATCTCCGGGAACACTATTACAGATGGATTCATAACAATGCAGCAGCACCAGCTGTTGATAGTAACTATGTTGCAAATCACATGATTCCCTTGTTCATGAAAGGTTCTGAAGTCCAGCAATTCTTGGAAAAGTTGGAAAAGTCCTTCAGGATGAACAAGGCACTGGAAAATGTGTTTGCCATTTTTACAAAGCTGAATCCGGATAGTACCATCCAATCATTCATGGAGCCTGCTCAGATTTTGCGTGCATTCATTAAATACTCCATTGCGTCGTCGATCAGCGTCGGATATTTGATTGCACATAATGGAGCAATCGCTCCATCAATTGCCGCAACGAATATTAACACTTTCTCGGATGTCCCTTCAAATTTCGTGTTCACCAGCCCGGATGGAGGAGGAGCTGTTATCGCAGCAGCTGCTATTGGCGCTACCGCCACACAAACAATTAATGGTATAGGGCAATATAGAATTGGACAAGACATTCAAGCAATGCATGCTAAAATGGCCATTGGGTTGCGTGTTGCCGGCGAAAATGGCTGGGTTGTGCTAAACCATGCACTTGGAGGTGGCAATCGAACTGCCAAGATCAAATACATGAATCCTTACGAATCCCCTGACCAACTAAACATGGATCAGTTCTTTATTCTTGGAGTCAAATCGCTGGTGTCAAAGGTCATGGTGATGATCGGTACCTATACACTCTTTCGAAAGCCCTCTCTCGGAGCAAGTCAGAACGAATGGCAGCAAACCATTATGGCCTCACACCCCATTCGGCAGATACTGGGAGGCGCAGAAGAATCTTTGGTCTTGAACTCACCAGAAATACATTCTGACATTACCGAGTTGTATATTCGAATTCCACTACTGGCGGAATGGTACAGAGATATCTTCCAGTACACAGCCGGAGCGGCAGGCACCGCTGTCGCAGTCTCCATGATTCCTCAAGTGGAGAATGTGTGGAACGACCTTGTCAAGGTAATATTTGTAGAAATGAGAACCATTGAGGATGGAGGATACCCACGGAATTTTGTGGATCGCATCATAACTTGCATCAACCGCGCTTATTCACATTACAAGGCACAATATAAAGACAATTTGTGTACCAACATCATACATGAATTCATTCAAGAAATTAACCGCCGTTATGGTGTATTTATGAAATCGGAAATTGACCAGTTTCACGAAGAGAACACCAAGGCCAACGACACAAACTTCTCAACCTCGTCTGAAGAACGTCTTGAATACAACATCATAGATATTGACTCGCCCTCGATCACATCAGCCGCTCCTTCCGACAAGTACCTCAAGTTCCAAACTAAGCGAGGTATCTCGGCATCTAGCAACCGCACTAAACTCGATTCCTTCTATGCAGCAGTCAGAGACTTCCGAAGAAGAATTGAGAACAGTTTGGTCGATACAAGTCAGAATTACACCACCTATACCAGCGAGTTTGACAAACAAGTACGATTTTCTGAAATGATCAATAACATTCAAAAGAAACTTGCCTCGGCCAGCTCCAATGAGGAAAAGTACAAGATTATATACGGTAACTTGCATGGAATTGATAAATTTTCCGATATTGATGAGTCGAAACTCATTTTGTTACACGAAACCGTCGTCACCCCACTTACTACATTGTTCTTCGTTTATCGTATCTTGAATGAGTACAACAAGCGTCTCGTGTCGATGAATACTGAGAAGATGGACGCCATTGCCGACGAGTTGTTTACTGCACATTTATCTAATGGTGCTGCTGCCGCAAGAGTCCCTACGTACATTGAAGTTGCGACGAGATTGTTTAACGAGAACCGAAATTTATATAAACAAGGCAGTTCGTATCGGGAAGCAATGAACGCTCTCAGAGATGATTTTTATGACATTAACCGCGACTACCAATCATTCATGCATTATTTCAAGATTGATATACGAGATATCCCCGCCGGTGCTCCGGCGAGAACCGAAATTGAGAACGTCTGGCATGCAATAATAAATAATAATACTACAGCAACCCTCATCACCGCCCTCACACCTTTCAATCCCCTGTACGTAAGCCGAGTTATTACTTTAGACAATTCAGGGGTGAATTTGCAAAGCATTCAAGAAGAACTCTTCAACAACTACATATGCAGAGGATTGAGTTGTATTCCGTTCGCAGATATCAACTCAGATTTTTCCATTCCATGGTCTCTCAATTATATACGTTCGACAAATGCTGCAATCGACCAAAACAAGCAAGAGGTTTATCGCGCATTTGTTCTCAATAAACGCGAACTAATGAACGATGTACTAACAAGTATCATGAAAATAGGTTGCGACATGAATGGCCTTGTTGAAGTGTACTTTAATGGGAATGAGAGCAATAACCGTTATCCTAGTTTATCATTTGATAAATTAGAAAAAGTATGCACCGCGCTGCTCATAGAACTCAAATCAAACCTGAGTGAGTTGCGCCGCAGCCTTCCACAGGCAATTATTGAGAAATACGAAAAATATGATCCGTCCGATACAAGCCTATCACCTAATGGAGTGAGTGTCTCTTACCTAGAGGAACATCTGTTCAATAGATTATTCAAAAATCTCTACAATAACGGTCTTCCATATAGCAATATCGCCTTGAAAAATATTTGGTCTTATCTCACTAAAGAGACCATTACTAGCATTACTAATGCTGGAGTTGTGCCAGCGCCCGGTACAGCGTTCATGATAAACCAACGAGAGCAGCCTTCATATTGCAGTGTCATCTCCAAGTTCGTCTTCTGGGATCAGTTGCGAGGCTACGATACCTGGGTACAGGCGCCACATTATGCCCCACCGGCAGTTGCGGCAGATTTACTCTATTATCAAAACATTGACAAGTACAAGAAACAGTTCATTGGTGGCTCAATTCATGATGCCTGGGTCAATGGGATTCAAGCTCGGGCATTAAACGGCCCGAATCAACTCGAATTAACCAAGTTCCCCGTGATTTCCTCCCCTATTACTGGAAATCAGAAGCCTCTGGCAGCTCTTTCCGGTACGCAAGAACAAATTTTCTCCATGTTTGCCAATTTAACCATGGAGGAGAAAGTTTCTGATGGCTTCTTCGACAGTCGATTTGTTTTTAAAACGAGAAATATTGTCGAACCCTCGATGGATGCATTAATTGATGCAATTATTGACAATTCAGACGTAAACACTTACTTTACACTACTAGAGTTCCATAGGAGAACCACATTTGAAGACATCATGATGGATTGGATTATAAGTAATGTGGACAATACCTCGATCGCAGGTGTCCGCATGCCTACTCTCTCTAGTTATGCACAAGTTATGTTTGACAATTTTGAACTTGGGTTTGGTACAAAGAGACAGATGGGAACTGCAGCTGCAACGCCGGCAACTCCAAATACATATCAAGCGCGGTATATATTGTCCTTTGGTGGTGGCAATATCAAGACTGTAGTACCTGCTGGTAATCCTGAGCGAGACGCAAATTTCCCAATAGCCGTCGCAGTCGATATAAACCGTGCCATCACACACTTTTCCAACATTACTAGAAACAAGAAGGATGTGAGAACACACTTAATCAAGATGTTGCTCTATTTGAAAAACACAAACATTCTAGCTTCCTCGGTAATCCTTCGTACACATCCAACTTTGTCAATCGCGTCAGCCCTCAAAGGCATTTCATCTGCGTCTGATTACACAAATGAATTCAAGGATGCTGTAGATTATGGAATCCAGTTGATAAATGATCCGGCCGTGAGTAATTATTTTCAACTGCAAGCAAAATTACGCACCTTTGGTGATAATGATAAACTCAATGAGTTCCTTTTGAAGGTGACCAACCATTTTGCCTTCCATCCCACATTTCGTCCTACTCCCGCAGTTCTCACCTTACTTGGATACGATGGTAGTGGCACCACTGAACTGCAAACGTTAGGAAATGAAGTGCGATACATTTACGGTATCCAAGGTTTGGAAGATGTCCATAATCCCGTCTTCAGTGCAAACACTGGCCTAGTCATCAAGCTCAATATGTTGATTTCAAGGTACGTCAACTGTTTTATGGATCCAATGAAACAAATCATTTATAAACCACTCGTAGATTTCCTTGTGGCCGAAGGAGCAAGCGATGCTATTATGAATGGAAACACAATCAATGATTGTCTTTACGAAATCGATAGTGGAGCAGGAGATATTGGTAAAAAGGATTCCATCAAAATCGGCATGTTCAATTTTGAACCTCCGCCAAACACCTCGCTTTTGGCTTCCATCGCATTTGGCTTAAGAGGATTGTATGCTTCTAGAAAGTCCTCTTCCGGAGGTGCAGTATCCAGTTTATTCTTAGAAGAAAACCTCTCTGCAATTGAATCCTATCAAAAGGAAGTATTACGCGCATATTTACCAATGTTTGACAAAGAGTTTGACATGTTAATAACTCAAGCCGTTTTTCTCAAAGAAATGCTGGAAACATTGCAACTGAAGGTTAAGAAAGTATACAGCACAAATATTCAAGACAAATTCATTTACAACAATAAGGACATTGCGGGCTTCACCAAGCAAATGAAAAACGAAGCCATGTCCGAGGGAACACGCAAGGGATACCTCATCAGCATCCTCAACAACGTCATTCGCGTGGCCTCCTCGGTACAAAAGTGCATTGCGACGGCATCGCGCGACCTTTCGGATCTACCGATCTTCCTAGAGACATACAAAGGAAGTGTCGCGCAATATACCGAGACCAATGGTCAGGTGCCCTTTACACCTCTTTCGCAAATCACAGCGGCGTATAACCCATTCTTGTTGGACGCCCGCAATGGTGAAACCAACAACGTCGAGTTCAACCAGGTCACTGGAGAAAAGATCAACGTATTCCACCCACCCTTTGTGCCCTCCCACAAGAACGGCCTTGGCACCAGGATGTTTGAGTTCACGTATGGGTTGCGAGGCGTGCTGAACCCCAAGAACAAGGATTTGTTCAAGTACATGCCCTCGCTTGAGGAATTAATCCCCCTGAGAAATGCTCCTGTGGAGAAGAAAGGTGGAGCCGATAACAGCAATTTGGTTCTGAACACGGTCATTCTGTCGCGATATGTTATTGATGTGTTGTATATGAAAGATTTCCTACTGGACAACTCCACACACTCCTTCTTGAAGGATGTTACCTACCGAAACTTCGGCAACATGACCTTGCAATCCGGCCGAACCCATCCTCACTCCATTGGAAGAACAGTTCTACGCCCGGGGGCCGCTGCTCTTCCTGGGGTAGCACCACCTCCTATTAAAGCAGCCATAGTCGTTGCGCCGACCGATTCAGATGTCATTGCTTATGAAGAATTCTGGCACAAGATGGACAACGTCATTGGGATTGTCAGCAATCCCAACAAACGACAATCCATCTACCGCTTCCTGTCTGCACTTACTACCACTCCCAACCGCTTATGGAATTTCAACCGTAATGATTTACGCCGCCACAACATTCTGGATTTGAACATTAATCCCATCAATGTCCACGCACTTCAACGAGAACTTCCGTTTGTCAATGTGATGAACTTTGCCTATACATTTGACCAAATCGCCAAACAAATGATTGGAATTGATTATCGCGGTGCCCCATTGGCGCAAATCAGCGGAAGCAGAGTTGCAAACGACCCATACAATGGCACAATTTTAAATCCCACCACTGTGAATACCGCGGAAGATGCCATGGTGCTTACACTGCTTTATCCTCTTGGGTGGCGCCCACTTGTACTGTATTGCAACCATATCAAAATGATCATGAGTGGCAATACTAATATCTCGTTGGCGAGACCAAAGTACCTCAGTGACCAGTTGTGGAACAAGGTGTTGTTGAACCAAATTGGTACTGAAGTTCGAGCAAACAAAGTACAAGCCAACATGAAGTATTCATATCATGCACTTAATCGTACCGGTTTAACAACGCTCGCGAATTTATCTACAGCAGCTGCGGATCGTATTGCTGCAAACTTGGATCCTTCCACAACAGGAATCAACGCCGTTAACTCTGCTACTGCAGTACCACTAGCAATAGCAGCTGTGAACAATGGAGTTGTGCCTAATGGTACAGATTCCCTGTCGTACCTCGACAGAAATGGTACCATTGTACCTCTCACCCCTCAGAAATTTGCAGGTGCAGCGATTCTCCCTGGTCCATATGCACAAACACTCGCCTATGTTGGTTACCTGCGATACAATACCCATATTGTGCGTTTGTTGGAGTTCTATACCAATTTGCAGCGTGTTGTGCGACTGTTCCTCCAGCGCCAGCTCCAGAACTCGCTCAATCCGGTCATGCAGGGCTTGGACATCCTCGACGAAAACACGACCGAGTTCGGCCACGACAACCGCACGCTCGACCTGGACATGTACCATTAATATGCATGTTGTAGTGCTGAGGAGTGACCTATTAAATATTGTAGCAATCGTATACCATGCCATTGCGGTGCACCTTGGAAAACTATCTTGTCGACCGTGACGACTGTTTTCCCCAGGATTTGTCTGCGCCGCTGGACATTGATTGCCCTTACAAATCCTACCACTTGTGTGATATTGCATGCCTGGAAGAAGTGTTGCAGCGGCGTGAAGACCGACTGGACGATATTCCTTGCGACGAGTGGGAGCAATACCA